TTAAAGTCGAAGCGTTCAAAATGATCAGTAATGTCCGGCAAAGCCATGAAAGACGACTATTACCAAATCCTAGGCGTACTACCCAGTGCCGAGGCGATTGTCATCACTGCTGCCTACAGAGCTTTGGCGAGTCAATACCATCCAGACCGCTGGAAGGGTGATCCCGCCACGGCCAATAAAAAGATGGCAGAAATAAACGTGGCTTACGAGGTATTGGGGAATCCTGAGAAGCGCAAATCCTATGATGAATCTCGCAACGCATCTCATAGCACATACGAGGAAGAAAACGATACCACTGACGATGCTTTTGCTGAAGCCATGTCCGAACAGGAAGCCAAATGGCAATTAGCTTGTGATGTCTTTCCCGATTTGACTGATACCCGCAAACGACTGGCCAAGACTTCTCATCGACTTGCTTTTGCTTTCGTAACGTTAATGCTTGAAACGAAAAACTTCAACGCTAGACATCAAATCGCAGAAAAAATGGAGCACTCTTTTTTAGAGCTTCATTTTGGTACAAATGCCGAAATAGTGGCATTTGCAAAAAAACTTATTGTTCTCGGCCACAAAAAAGCTATCGTCGCACTGAACAACTACGTGGATGTACTCGGATCAGATACAGCAGCAAAACCGATCATTGACAAAATTCAGAAAGAATTTCATGTCTCCGTGTGGGAGCAAGAACTTAACGCAAGAGTGTCGGAAGTGCAGAGAAGAGCGGCGGCTGCCGCAAGGGATCAGGAAGCACGCGAGAGGATGGCAGCGGCAGCAGAACTGAAGAAGCAGGAAGCGGAGCGTGAAAAAATTAGAGAGAGACAAAAATTTGAGGCAGCAGAGCGTCAAAAAGAGTTTGACAAACTAAAAGTTGAAGAGCTGAAATCCTCAGTGCGAATTCATAGAAAATATCCTGACGCCTTCGAACTACTCATTAAATCCGGGTATCAAATCGAAACAAAATCTCAAGGTTTTTTCAAGCCCTCAATCATCGATTTATTCAAAATTGGTCCCGAAGGTAATCGAGCAAAGATCAAGCACTTTGACAGTAATGGGCAGCTTGTTATTTGGGTTGTAGACAACCTTTGCCGTTAAATAAATTCCGATCAGGCTATACCCACGGTGTACCCGCTGGCTGTGCGTGTGATCACACGATCAATGGCCTTGGCTGGTAATGCCAGGCTCACATGCACCCAAGAGCCATATTCCAAGATCAATTGCCCCAGTTGCAGCTCAAGGAGTGCCGGGGCCAGGGCTTTGCAGATTTGTTGGGGCGTGCCAAAGCCCGGAGCCCGAAAGTCCACGGCCATCATGCGCATGTGGTCTGAGCGTTCACTACCGCCCACCGCCCGGTTCAACGCCTCGCAACGGTAGCCGCTCGTCACTTGGATGGGAATGTCGCGCCCCGCCTGCTCAGACAGGTAGCCGCACACCCGCTCCATCATTTGCGCCGTGAGCAAGGCTTGATTGGCGTATTGGGCCGGGAGCGCGTTGTCGAGGCCAAGGCGCACCGCCTGGTCGGAGGAGGTGAACTCTTCTAGCGTGAAATGACGGGTGAGCCTCATTTATGTGTCCGCTCGATCAAGCGGTCCAGTTTGTCGTTGATCTTCTCGAGCTGGTTGCGCAGCACGTCAGCCGTCTCTTTTTGGTAGATGACCTGCGACTCAATCACCGCTACGCGTTGCTCGATTTTGTTGATGTAGATGACCGCCGAAAGCGCCACTGTGATCGTTGTTATGAGGTGACCTACCTGAATTTCTTTCTTCAAATGCCAGCCTCTCGAAACCTCATCCATCATTCACCCCCAAGTTAAAGTACATCAAGTGCATGCGATCAAGATCGGCACCTTTGCAGAAGCAACTACCGCGTTAACGTCGTGAATGACTTCTGCATATAGCCTGATCGTGGTGGCCGTCGCGGCCCCGGCATTAATAGCCGCCACCACCTCAGAGTGCAGATAGATGTATTGGGCGCTGGTTGCCGTGTCAGTCCAGTCGGCCATTACCTCCTCATAAAGGTAGGTATGTTGGACCGTCATCTCAGTCCCCCATGCCGATCTGCATCGCGTTTACCGCACTGGCTGCCCAGGCCGTGCCACCTGCGTCGGTGACAAAGGCGTTTTGCAGTAGGGAATTTACCCCTACTGTCATGGTTTGCGTAGCACCTGATGCCGTAGTACCCGATGTCTTAACCTTTGGAATGAGGTTGGTCGATCCTGCACCAGTGTTTTGACCGTAGTAGTTGCCCACCACTGCGTTGATGCTGGTCGGGCTGTAAGCCAGTGACGGGAACTTGTATAAGTCCACATTGCCAGTGCTGCCGTCGCTCACGTAGTTGGTTGATGTGTAGCCGCCATTGACCATCGCGAAATGGCTGGTGCCGCTCTTGGGCGTGAACTGCGCAAGGTCGCCATCGGCGTTGGGCACCAGGGTGGAGATGCGCCGGGGTCCGAGGGGGAAGCTGTTGAACGTCGTGCCCTGGTCATCCCAGATGATGATGTCGTCAAAGTACTGTATGCCGCCGAAGTTGTACCCTCCTCCAAAATTTACAGAGGTGACGGCCAAAGCCGCGGTAAGGTTGGTCGTAACAGAACCTTGTGACACCCCATCAATGTAGAGCTGGGTTGTACCGCTGGCTCCGTTCATAAAATACTCAAGCTCTACCCAGTGCCAAGCGTTATCGACCACAAAAGCGGTTGAGGTGAGCACGGCGGTGGAGTAACCAGGGGCTGTCACCCCCAACTGACCAATCGAGGTAAGTCCCATGATGTGCTGCCCATTAGCCCCAAGCACCCAATAGCTTGATTGAAGGCCGTTAAGAGACCAGCCGGTTCCAACTTTCATGCTGAAAGCGACTCTTAATTTCGCTCCGCTGGGTACATTTACGCTTCTGTTCAACTTGAACGTATACGGGGCTGCTGAACTGGTAACAGCGCCCCCTCCAAATCGACCACTGGTGGTTGAATACGCTGCGGATGTCACCCCAGAATACTTTGCGCTGATGTCCGCAGTGGTCGCATAGCTGTCACAGCCATCACAAAATCGAAATGTCATAAGTCCCCCAAAATTGATTAGCGCGTGGCGGCCAGCGTGACCGAGATGTTGGCCAGGGTGGCGTCCGCCGTGGATTGATTGGTCAATGTCAGCAGATCACCTGCCGCAAAACTCACCGAAGACGCAAAAGTGAACGTCGCGGTGCTGGCCAAAATGGCGAAATTGACGCTGCCTATGCTTGAGCCGTTCTTGGCCAGGGTTAGCGTTGTGGCAGCGGTCGCTGCAACGATCGAGGAGCCGTAGGAGCCCGTCAGACTTGCGGGTAGCGTGATGGCTCGAGGCACGATGATTCGCCCCATCACTTGAAGGCCAGTGGGAACCCCAGGAAAGAACATCAGCAAGTCATAGGGCTGGGTCGCACCTACGGTCAGTGCGCTGGCCGCATAAGAACGGGCGTCGGTGTAGCTCGTGACCGTTGTAGTCCCTGTCACCACCGAATACAGCGGAATTGCCCCCGCCGTGAAGCCCGTGGTGTTCACGCTCACCGCGCCAGTCGTGGCGTTGGCCACCAGGTAGTTGGTCGTGCTGGCCGTGAGGCTCACCGTGCCGTTGCTGATCTGGCCCGCGTAATAGCCCCCGTAATAACCCCAGGTGAGACCACTGCAAGCACTGGCGCGTCGGCCCCAGAGCATGGCGGGGCTGCTGGCATCAAAAAGCGCATTGGCGAGCACCTCTTTGGCGCTTTGGTTGCTCGCGATCGTGTCGATGAGGGTGGTGCTGTTGGACATAATTACCTTACGATGGTGGTTGTAGCGGCGCGACCCAGGACACCCTGGTCGCTGTTTTGAGCTACGGCCAGGGTGATGGTTTGACCAGCGGTGAAGCCGTCGGCGGTGATGTTGGCCGCGCTGTACACCCAGGTCTGGACTGCGGTGATGGTGACGGTTCTCTTTAAAGTCGAGCCGCTGAAGACCTGGACCTGGTAGCTCTCCGATGACTCATCCAGGGGGACATCGGTGCCGTTCAACCAGGCGGCATTGACTCGGGCGCGCCGTGTCCAGTTGAGCGTGATGTCGCTCGTGGAACCACTCGAGCCTGCCAAGGCCACCGTGCCGCTTGGGGCCAAAGGCCGCACACAGGCATCGCTTACTGTCACCGACACGGCATTGGCTGAATTTGCCGTTTGCCCCAAGGTGATTGGCAAGAACTTGAGGGTATTGCCAAGGTCAGCCAGTTGCAGTGGCACGGTGGCCAGGGTGGTGCTGGAAAGCAACACAAAAAGATCGCCAACTGCGTGGCTGGACCTCGCCCACTCAGTGCCTTGCCTGGCGCGCAAGAACCCGCTCAGGCGGTAGGTTGATGCTGAGATCAAGGTGGCATCGCGGAAGAACACCAACTCACCCCCAATCATCGCGGCGTTGGTGCCCGCATAGAGACCCGAGTAGGTCGTGCTGCTGAGCGTACCGTTGAGGAGCTCTACGGTCACGGTGCTCAATTCATCGGGCTGATTGCCACCTGTAAAGTTAGTCAGCGCAGAGGTGGTGAATCCCACCGTCGCAGCAGTGGTCATGGTGAGCGCCGAGGTGTAGGTCAGCCCCCCATCGCGGGAAAGTTGAACCGTGGCCCCGGGCCAATTGCTTGCCAGCCCACAGGCCCCAACGTAGAGCTTTTGTGTCGTATCCGTATCGCGCAGGGGTGGCACATCCAACACCACCAGCTTAGTGGGGCCAGCGTAGCCCACCGTCTGTGTCGCATAGCCTGGATACCCTGCCACCCCCGCCTGGCTCAAGGTGTAAATCGTAGGGTCTTCGCTGAGCGCCGTCCATTTGAGCTGGCCTTGGCCATTGTTCTCGCACTTGGTCAGGCGCACCGTGAAGGTGTCGCCCGTGTCAGGGTCAGTCACCGTCACCACGTCGCAGGGCTCATATTTCAGATATTGGAGCGTGGTCGTGAACGAAAACTGGGTGCGGGCGGTCCACTGGCTCCACAGCATCAGCTCACAACGTTGGCGGGCCTCTTGGTCTTGAAGCACTACTGGTAACTGCATCGAGGACTTTTGCATCGATGAGGTGACCATCCTAAAAGCACGCTGAGTGGCACTGTCGTAATTGTTTTGCCAACCGAAATAGGTTAACTCTACGACCTGAGGTAGCTCTAATTCCATGGTGCGCATCGCGATAAGGGGGTTAAGGCCCTCCTCGCTCCTGGGGTCATTGGCCGCGCCCATGTCGCCTGCGGGAATGGTGACGAGAGAAGAGCTGCCGCGCTTTACAAATTTGAGCTTGGCATCGGTGTCGGTAGCGTCGAAAAAATACCCCGCCATCAGTGGTTGGATGAAACTCTTGGCGGACGACCTGGTGGAGAGCGTGTAACCCAGCACCTTGTCCGACAACTGCGCGACGTTGAACTGGCTGCTTTGCAGGCCCACCCGTGTGCAAATGTCACTCACGATCGTGGACAAAGGCACCCCGTCTGAGTCAAGCGCCTGGTGCATCAAGTACAGGCGCAGCTCCGTCAGGCTTCGGTAGGTGTAAAAAATGATCTGATCGTTAACCACCAAAAACGAATGAGCATCGATGGCGGTACTGAATTGACCCATTGCGGTAGCGGTTCCCGCAATCAAGTCCAGTTTGTAAAAACCCGTACCGCTGTAAGACACATAAATGAGCGAGTCGTTGACCACTTGACCGCTGCTGATACCACCGCCGACGCTACTGGTCATCACCGTACTCACTAGCGCCAGCGTGTCTTTGTAGTAGCGATAGATCGCGCCGGTTGTGGCGTTTGCGACATAGAGGTAGCTGGCCGAGACTCCCAGAATCGAAAAAGCCCCAGAGGTGCTTGAAGTCACTAGGTTGGCCGTATCAATCTCACCCCGGTAAATGTTGAAAGGTCCACCGGCTGAGTTGGACGTTGCCCAGATCACGTTGCCAGATTTGACGAAGCTGCTGCCGTCCGCGATGGGTGGCAAATTTGGGATTGCCGTCGGGTGAACGACACCCTGGTAATCAAACCAATTCATAGTGCTCGCACCGGCGACTAATGCCCCCGGGGTGTCACTGCGACCCTTGTAAGGAAAATCCCCAGGGTTGGAAATTGACAAGGCCCCGTTCGGGGAAGTGCCGTAGGGGGTTATCGTGGCAAGCTGGACATTGGTGAAACCGAGGTAATAGCCCCAAGCCATGGCCTGGAGATTGTTGGGATCAAGGTACGGCGCAGAGAAAAACGTCCCCAGTGTGGAGCTGACGGACCAGGTGGCCACCAGTTGATCGCTCCAAGTCGCTGGCGCAGCCGTCACCACCTCGAACGAAAGCATCGGCAGGTTGTTGCCGTAGGGGCTCAGGTCGTGGTCGGTGAAAACCGCATAGGCCATGCCCCGATGGGCGGGGACGTTCCCCACCCCCAGGTGCGACTCCATGGTGGGGTCGGCGACTTGGGTCTCGTCCCCCAGGTAGATTTTGAGCCCCGGCGCGGCAATCATGGCGCTGGCCGCTAGGTTGTCGGATGACGCGCCAGGCGTCATGTCGTAGATCAGCTTTCCGCTGGCCCAAATACGGCGCACGCCAACGATCGGACCCTCGCAGATGCCCACGGCAAAGGACTCGGAATAGCTATACGTGGTGACCTCGGGGCCACCTTTGCCGCCTTGCGTGTGCGAGTGCTCCACCGGGTCGGCAGCCCAGATCACGTTGCCTGACATGCGGCTCATGCCATAGGGCACGGGGATGGGCTGCCCGTAGGTGCTGCCCTGCACCTTGAGGTCGCCCATGTGAGGACCATCGACGTGCGGGGGGAACAGTATCGCCCCAGCCAGGGTGCCCGCCATCCAACCCCACTGTGCGCCCGCTGGACCGCCCATGGCAAAGCCAATCGCGGCTCCAGCGACTGAAATTGCAAGCTGCATCAGATCACTCCAGGCAGCCGGTACTGGCCCGCCACTTGATCCCACCACTGAGAGTCGAGACTGTGCTCAACCACTTTGCGACGGGGTAGGTATGAATGGATCAGGGCGTTGTCCCCGACAAAAATGCCCAAGTGCCCAGCGTGAGCCTCGAACTTGAAGAGCAACACATCCCCCGGGCTTAATTGCTCCAGGGTGATGGGCGTCATGTGCTCATTGCAGCCGCGTACCAACGTGTCACCGTTGGGCCGCCCGCTGTAACCCGTGACATCGAAATCGCTCAGACCCAATTCGCTCGCGACGCCGATCAACAGTCCCATGCAATCGACCCCGGCCCCTTTGACACGCCCTTGGTGGTGATAAGGCGTGCAGAGCCAGGTGCGAGCTACGCGCACCACATCCAGTCCCGTGGCCATCATGACGCCTGATTGCGAAGTACGCGGTCGTTGCCCGGCAAATAGGGCTCACCACGAAAGTTGACGAAATTGTTGTACCGCGTCTTGCAAGTGGTGAGCGTGTCATCACACCCGGCCACGATCGTGAACGTGTCTCCAACCGTGATGTCGTGAGTCATCGGTAAGGCCAAGGTCACGAGACCTGGCGAGAACTTTCGCACGTCCATCTTGTAACCTGCATTGCCCCCAGTAAGCCAGGTGACCTTGCCGTAGGTGAAATACCCCTGTGAATAGTTGAACTCGAAGGTGACGGTAAGGCCCACATCGAGAGCAGAGAAGGTGTAAACCCCGGCGCTCACGCTGTATTGGCCTTTGACGGGGCTAGAGCCCACCAGGGTCATCACCTCTCCCGTCTGAGCCTTTTTGACCTGGATGTTGGAGACCCAGGTGCCGCCTTGAGGCATTACTGGGCTGATGACGTAAATGGAACTGGCCGAAACCGTGTAAGGGGTCGTGATGTAGCTGAGCGTCGGGCCTACTTGACTGAGAGAGTTAGCACCGAACACTCGTTTGTTGGTGACTGCGGTCACGGTTGAGGTAAAAGTGTATGGGGTCAGATCGACTTTGCACTTGCTGTCACCAAACTCAGCCCGGCAGGTAGCCGAGTAAAGCTCGCCAATCTCCTGATCCAACAGCTGCGCCAGGCCGCGTAGCTCAGCGACGTACTGTCCACGCTTTATGGTCACCTGGCCCAAAACACCTGTGGTCAAGGGCAGCGTGCCCATCGTGAGATCGGCGTAGTTGACCAGGTACAGAGTCACGGCTGCGAAATCCCACAGGCCCGCATTGACGTCCGAAGCCGTGATCGCTGCACTGTCAAACACCGCCGTCACCTCCTGGTTGGAGTTGGAGAGGTCCGATGACCAGGAGATGGCCGAGGAGGTATGCCCCCCGCTGCTCAGATAGGTCTGACCGCTGATGGTGATGTCTTGGTCGTGATCGGTAAAGCCAAAGACCTGGCCGTCCGTGCGAACAATTTTCCACAGGGTGGCCAGGGTGACAACCTCACCCGCCAGGTGGGTTGCTAATGCGGCAGACACGCTTCTCATACGCGAATCTCCACCACTGGCAGCGAGACGCTGCTGGCATTGATGTCTTCATAGCTCGCGCTGAATTTGTCGGTATCAAAGCGAACCGGCACGTCAAATTCACCCGTCCAGGTGAGTGTGTCGGTGATGCTGGGGGCTGTACCGTAAAAAGTGACGATTCCGGTGGTGGTGTCGAGCTGGCATTGACCGGCACTCACACCAAATGTAAGTGCCACTCCATTTTTCTTGATCAGCACTGTGTTAGCGACCGGCTTGGTGATCTTGCGAGCGTAGGTGTTGGAGCCGAGGGTGTACTTTTTGTAAAGCTGCCCGGAGGCCGTCCCGTTGCCCAGGCCGGTCGTGTTCACGATGCCCGTGCCGTTGGCAGAGGTCGCGGTGTAGTCTTTGGGGTCTTTCCAGCGAAATCCGTTGGCCATCCCACCGGCCACCATGAACCAGGCGTGTAACTGGTCCAGCTCGGCGTCAGTACGCACCCCGTTCATGGCATCCCAGTGCCGCATGGCGTCTTGCCAGGTCTGGATACGCTGCTCGCGACCACTGGAGGTCTGCACCACTTGGGTTTTCCAAACCGGGCCACCCGTGGACTGGTAGGAAATCGAGGTGGGAAAGCGAGGCGTTTCAATGAAGGCCATCAGTAGCTCCTGGCCATGGCGCGCTGCACCCGTTGGCCTATTTGCGTCGCCGCCTGGTCAATGGTGCGCAGATCGGTGCCCGTGGCGAAATGGTTGTTGATGACGATGGGGGTGGCACGAGCGCCTGAGCCGTTGGAGGTGACGCTGCCTGCCTGGCCGCCCATCATCAGATACTCTTTGCCGCCAACGCTCAGCATCTCAGGTCCACGCTCGTTCACCTGGTACAGACCACCGGCCTGCACCGGGCCACCGGCTGCACGACCAGGTACCGTGCCAAACCCTTTGGTCAGCGTCATCATGTTGTCCAGGGAATTGCCGCCCATGGAGCTGGCCACGGCAGCGGTGCCTGCTGTGCCAAAGACCATACCGAGGGCTGAACCGGCCAGGGACGTAGCCCACCCAGCCCCACCGCCAGCACCGCCCCCAATGGAGGAGGCGATCATTTGCTTGACGATGATGCGGGTGATGTCTGCGACGATGGAGTTGGCCAGGTCTGTGAAGCTCAGCTTTCCCGTCATCACGAATTTGACCAGCGCGTCTTCCATACCTTGGAAGGCATGGGTCATCGCATTCTCAACGTGAGCGGCGGCGTTTTCGGCGTCTTCCTGGTATTTGCGGAACGCTTCGCTCGCGCCAAAGGTGGCCTCGCGTTGCTTTCGGTAAGCGGTCTCGATGAGCGAGGTCGCCTTGGCCGTTTGCATGGCCGCATTGGCCACCGCTTGGCTCGTGTCGGCGTTGGGGTCGAGTTTGCGCAACTGTCGGATGCGCTCTTGCAAGTCCAGATCAATCTGCCGTGCGGCGCTGAGCTTCATCACCTCCAGGGTGGTTTTACTCATGAGGGAAATCTGAAACAGCGCGTTGCTGTTGGCCAGCTCGTCTTGATGCAGCTTCTCCCGCGTGCCCACGTCAAACCGTTGCTGCACCGCTGCCAAGCGCATCATCGAGTCGGTGATCTCTTTGTTCGACTCAATCTCGGCTGCGGCCTTTTTGCGCATGGCTTCATTGCGCCGGTTTTCCGCATCCGCGATCTGCACTTGCGTGGCTCCCCGGCGACGCATCGCATCGTCGGCGATCTTGATCTCGTCGTCGTAGGCTTTTTGAACCTTTTCGCGGTTCTCGACGATCAGCTCGAGCTTGCGAGTCTCAGTGTCACGCACCGTGAGCAGCTCCAGCCCTTGGTAATGGTCCAGGTATTGGCTGCGGGTCTTCAACAGCCGGTTTTCGGCAGCGATGTAGTCATCGAGCGCACGCAACTTGCCGTCGAGAATTTTCTTGTACGGGTCGTCTTTGAGAAGGTTGTTATTGCCCAGCAACGAGGCGTCTAAGTCCTTTTTGGGCTTTTTCGCCTCGCCCGTGCCCTCTTGCTTGTTCGCACTGTCGAACTGTTTGCGAAGCGCCGTGGTGATCGAGGTGCCGTCATCCAAGAGAGCCGCATATCGCTTGTTGACATCGGCCAGTAGCTTGGCACGCTCGTCGAGAGTCTTTTTCAAACCCTCGTTGTTGCCGGTCATCGAGTCGATGGGGTGCTTCAAGAACTCGATGGCCACCTTTGACTCAGCGATCACCACCTGGAAGCTGCCCACCACTGCTGAGACAACCTTCACCAAACCGAGCAAGGCTTCAACCACCGTACCCACCGCGATGGCCGCATCCTGAGCCCATTGGCGAATCTTGCCCTCGCTAGCCAACTGCTGGACTGACTTTTTGAGGCCGTCCTGCGAGTTTTGAACCTGAATCAAGGCCATGACGAAGTCATTCATCACAGGCACCAACTCCATCGCGATGATTTTGTATATCGCGCTGGAACTGGCAGCCAGCCGAATCTGGTTCTTTTCCAGAGCGTCTGCCGCCTCAGCCTGCGCGGTGGTGGTCTTGACTTGGTACTCACCCACCACAGCCAAGTCCTTCATGACTGGCAGCAGGTTGGCCCCACCCTTGCCCATCAGGGCTTGGGCGATGGTGGTTTTCTCAACCCCATCCCGGTACTGATCCATTTGCAGCGCAATGGTCTTAAACACTTCCTCGGGACCTTTGCCCTTGAGGGACTCCAGCGAGATGCCCAGCGCCTTGAACGCGCCCGAGGTCTGGTTACCTCCGTTTTGGGCGTCCACGGTCGCCTTGCTGAGCTTTTGCAAGCCCGTGGCCAGGGAATCCATGTCGGTGCCGGATAGCTTGGCCACTGACGCCAGGCCCGAGAGCGACTCAACGGTCGCACCCGTGCGCTCGGAGAGTTGCTGCAAACCCGCAGCCGCCTGGATAGCCCCCTCGATCTTGCTTTTGACTTGATCGAGTGCGAGTCCAACGCCCAGGGTCACCCCCAGCGTCTTGATACTCGACTTGACCATGTCAACGGCCTTGTCGATCTGCGCCATGTGGCGCTCAGCCATGGCTGATGCTCGGCCCAGATCGGACTCGAACTTGGCCGTGCTGGCCGACATTTCGACGACGACTGATCCTAAAGTGGCCATGCTGGTCCGTTTGAGTGTTAACCGTTCGTTTTGAACAGCGATTTGATGAGAGCGGCTTGCGCCTCGGGGTCGCTCATGAGCTTTCCGTCAGGGTTCGCAGGCTCGCGGTGCTTTTCATGCCAAGGAATGAAGTCCTCGGGCACATAGGGCTCGGGTCTGCGTTTGGAGTCCCGTTGTAGGTTGGCAGCCAGAGACTGCGCAATGCCGTGGCGTTGGTCGGCCACCAGGTCGCCAAAAGGCTCGAGGTCGTAAAAGGCTCGCCACTCTGTCAGCTCCAGACTCGTGGTCTGGGCCAACAGTTGACGCACCGTCATGCCCAAAGCCAGCGCCAGGCGAAAGTAAAACCTCCGCCCTGGCTGGCTGGTCAGTTTTTTACGGCTTCGTCCTCAGCCTTTAGCCCCAAGCCGTTGATGCGTTGAGCGGCCTCAAAGACCCGCTCCAGCGCGGCTGCCGATTTGGCAGCCAAGCGCGGGATGTCCCCAACCTCGAACAGGCGGTTACCGGCATCGTCCACCAGGGTGAGCGCGACCAGCTTGGCCCGCAAGTTCGTCATGTCAGGGGTACGGGTGCCGTCTGACTTGACGGTCACCATGCTGTTCTCGAAGGCGTCTCGGTCTGCACCAGTCATGGTGCGCACCAAGACTCTGCCACCCCACTCCGGCACCTCGACGGGCACGGACTGGAGATCGGCAGCTTCGAGAATCTGCTCTTTGGACAGCACACTCATGCCCAATCCCTCACAGGTTGGTCACTGCGCCGGTGATGCGCAGATCGACTTGGGTCTTGGCCACGGCATCAACTCCACCCGCCAGGCTGAATTTCTTCACGTAGGCGTTGAAAGTGATGATGTTGCTGTTGGGCAGCGTCAACTTAAAGTTGCTCAGGATGCCCGAGACTTGCTTGGCGCGAAGAGCGATATGCCCGGCGTTGCTGTTGTCGTAATCCAGCTCCATCGTGAATTGGCCCTGATCGACCAGGCCGAGACGGAACTCTTTGGCCAGGCTGTCCAGGTTGGTGACATCGATCTCACTGGCCGCGCCATCAAAGCCGCTGAAGCTGCGTACGTTGACGATGTTGGTGAACGTCGTGGATGTTGCAGTACCCGCTGCCGTGATGGTCTTTCCCGTGGTGTCGATGTACACCGCAAAGGTGTTGGTCGTGACGTTACGAACGCTCACAACCTGGCCGTTCAACGTGGCCGCATCGGCTCCCGTCAGGCCCGCCAAGGTCACCACATCGCCGTTGGCAAAGCCGTGGGCCGAAGAGGTGATGATCGTCGGGTTTCCCAGGCTGATCGCGGTGATGGTTTTTGCAGCACCCGAACCAGTGCCGATGGCGATGACGCTGCCTTGCGCGGAAATAGCGGTAGAGGCCATTTGCTTCTCCAGAAATGAAAAAACCCGCTCGAGGCGGGTTGAGGACGAAAAAAAACCCGCCTTGCGGGCGGGTTCGAGGGGGGACTAGGGAATCAGTCGTGCCAGATTGAGTAATCGCTCATGACACGGTGCAGCTTGACCTCGCTTTCAAATAGGTCCTGGGACACGATGGAAATGTTTTGGAATGACCATCCATCCATCAATGCATCGATGGCGGAGGCGATTTGTTGCGCTTGGGCATAGGTCGTTGCATAGATGTCCACTTGCAAACGGGTGTTGTTGAGGCCAGTGCGGCCATCCAACACGTTTTCGGAGTTGGTGCTGATGCGCTGATACACGATGAACGGGCGGCGCACACCATCGGGGGCCACCTGCGGGTAGACACGATCCTCAGCAGCGGTGGCGTTACTGATGAGGGCGACGAATGACTCGAGCATGCTCATGTGCGACGAGCCTTTGCGACTTCATCGGGGATGCGCTGCTCGAGA